AAGGGGATCGTTACCCCTTGAGACCGCCAAGTTTTGGTGCTTAATCTAAAAATGCATAAAGAAAGATTAAGTTAAATGACAACTCAAAAGTGGGAACAGCCAAATTAATTTTTGCACGGTTTATCTAGCGGCCTAGGACACAAAAATCAATACAAAGTATAAATACTTGTAAGGAGTGTTAATAACATGGGCGGATATAGACAAGGTTCAGGTAGAAGTAAATCTGGATATTATAAGGGTATTTATTGCGGTTCAACATACGAATTATGCTGGGTCATATACAGCCTTGACAATAATGTTAAATTTACTAGATTTCCTGGTAAATTAGAAGCAGATGATATTAAATATTATCCTGATTTTTTGTTAAACGATGGTAAAACCATCATTGAGACAAAAGGTTATGAAGCGCAAGAATCTGTAGACAAAAAAACAAAAGTGGCTGAAACACTTGGTTATGTTGTTCAAGTTTTGCGTAAAAAAGATTTGCAGAAAGAATTTGATTGGGTTAAACAAAATTACCAATACAAAAATATATTTGAGTTATATGATGGTTATAAACCTAAATATAATTTAGTATGCACAGAGTGTGCAAATATATTCGGTAGAAATAATAACCCTAAAACAAAAACTGTATTTTGCAATAGGGTTTGCGCTGGTAAATTCAGAAAAAAAAATAATAACTTAAATTTGTTTGATAAAGAAACAGCAAACTATAAAAGAGAATTTACTAAACAAGTTGCGTTAGAGATTTATAATAGGAATGATAAATCACTACAAAAACTTGCTGATGAATATAAAACTACTAAAAATGTAATTTGGTTCATAAAAACTAAACGAACATATAAGTGGATACATGACTGAGCACCTATCTTCTAACGGTTAGGAATCCGGGTTTTCATCCCGGCAATCGGGGTTCGATTCCCCGTGGGTGTACCAAAATATGGAGAGTGAGTAGCATTGGCGACCGCACCGGGCTGTAAACCCGGCACCTTACGGTATACGGGGTTCGAATCCGGTACCCAGTACCATATTGTTGGGGATTCGCCAAGTTGGTCAAGGCACTGGATTTTGATTCCAGCATTCCAAGGTTCGAATCCTTGATCCCCTACCAAGTTATCGCAGAGTGGAGAAGTAGTATCTCGTCAGGCTCATAACCTGAAGACCGCTGGTGCGATTCCAGCCTCTGCAACCAGATTTGTCAACTTTTTCCAAGGCCAAGGCGTTATATGTGTATGCACTTCAGGAGAACCGCATGTCATATCAAGATGTTGTCGCTCAAATCAAAGAACTGTTAGAGAGAAGTTTAGATTCTGATGAAATTGCTCATCGTTTATGTTTGAACTTGAATCAAGTCAACAAAATAATAGCAACTTCAATTACTTAACTCATGGTACTTATAGTGTAGTAGAAACACTAGGGATTGTGGTTCCTTCATCACCAGTTCGCGCCTGGTTAGGCACCCCATGGTCAACATTTGACCATATGGGATCTAATTTAAAATCTCTATGTATACCCCAGTGTTCTTGTTGAACATACGGTGTATCACCAAATGCTTTTAATAAAATCTGATAGGCGTGGTCGTCGTCAAATTGATCCATACAGTATTTAACAATTTAGGAAGGTAATGTTAATTGGTACTTTTATCAAATGCTAGTTGACAAGTAAATAAAGTTAGTATATAATATATAAATTGCGGGGTTCGTATAGTAGTAATATAAAAATACAACGAGCGGCGTTAGTTCAGTTGGTAGAACGCTATCCTTCCACGTTAGAGGTCATCGGTTCGAGACCGATACGCCGCTCGCTGTACTTTTTATTCCACCTATCTATTTTTTCTAATAACTGGTCAATAGTTAAATCGCATTTATTATGTTTGATTTTATTATCTGAATGTATCATTATACGGCAGTTTGCAAGGTGAGATATAATAGATGGATGAATGTTGTTAGCAAACCCGTAACTAACAGATATAATATGATCTCGACTAACTCCTAAAAGATTTTTAGGATGTCCTTTTCGTTTTAACCCTGGACAAGTATACCAACCATATTGCTCTATTAATGATAGATTAAATTCTTCCGGATAGTGATACACATTAAACTTAAATCGAGCTGCTAAATAATACTGCTCCTTAATAGTCTTAATGTACGGAGAACATCTTCGAGTTGAACCATCTGGATTTTTATTAGAATAATATTGATTAGTATGAGTACATAGGATGAATTTTATCCTAGAATAAGGAAGTTTTTCTACAGCAGTAGGACCTCGTTTTCTAGAAATATTATTTGTAATCTTTGATGCACAACTAATTGAACAATATTTGTTTTTTCGTTTTTTATAATCAATCTCTGTTTGACAACATTTACATTTGACAGGATTGAGTTTATATTTGGCTTCGGCTTTTTCTAAATTGATTTTATTTCTAAAAGTAGTCCCGCATGATAAGGAACAGAATTTTCCATATGATCCCGGAGTTACATTAAATGGGTTAGAACAGTGTTGACAAATAGAAGTTTTCATGCTATTATTTAGTATAGTTTAAGGAAAAGGGTTCGATTCTGTTACCCCGCTCCATTTTTAACAAAGGATAGATATGAACCGATTGAAACAAAGCCGCGGCACTGAAATTGACACAGACCTTTGTGTAAAAAATGCAGGAGAAAATAGGTATATGTTGGTAATCATGGCCGCAGCCCGCGCAAGAGAAATTGCTCGTCAGCATCGTGCCAGTGAAAATCCTGCACATATCTATCCTGTGGTCAAGGCCTTGATGGAATTCCAGACAGGCGAAATCAGCATCGATGCTGCAACAAAAATTATGTAAGCCGAGGTAAATTATGGATATAGATCAAGCAAGTAATTTTTTGGCATGTACTATTTTGCTAGGCGCAGGTATCACAGTTGTTATTGCATTTGTTTTATTGATAAACAATCTGTGCCACCGTTATTGGAAATCGTTTTCATTGCCAGAGATTTTGAACCCTATGGCTCCACGTAGATTTGCAGAGCCGCACGAGTTACCTGCAGAAAAGATTGCTCCGATATTGGACAAAGAAAAAAAATAAATTCAGGAGCGGTGGCCGAACGGTTAAGGCCTGGAATGGATCTATTGAGTTCGATTTATAGCGGCTACTTGGAAAGTACGTCTGGTATGTCCTTCGGGATCGATTAACTTACAGAAGTTACCGTGCCAGCGGTTGAGATTAGCCATAGACACTATCGATTTGCAATGAGGGCAAGAATATTTGGGAGGAGTAACTCCTTTGTTTGACGGAGATTTACCTTTCCTGGCCGCAGAAATTTTAGCACGTTTTTGTGCTGAGCCGATGTTGCCAGTATTAGCTAGTGCTATCTTTCTCTTATGTTCTTCCGACTTAGATCGTCCCTTACCAGACGCAGACATTTTCTGTCTGGTTTCTTCGGTAAGTATATTGATTCTTCGGTATATCTCAACATTAGATTCTGGGTCGTGATATTTGCCGTTTAGCAGTAATGGATTACCCCAATCCTGTCTGATTGCTATCTGCTCCTGTTGCCAGCACTTGACAGAATCAGAATTTTCATATATAATAGTAGCAGTAAAAGAAGTTTTTCCGTATTTCTTTATATCATTTTTAATTCTATTAGATGATGTAAAATAAGTGATCCAGAGATCATCTTTGGGAATAATACCCAAAGTTTGATTTCTATATCGATACCCGTGGTAAAATTCACCGGTAAGTTTGTTAGTTATTGTATAAACATAAGAGTTAATCATATTTGCCCTTTATTTATCATTTAGGAGACGTTTATGCCATCAGTTTTTCTTTATTCAGACCCTCATTTTGGGCACCAAGGAGTTTGTAAGTTTATGCGTAACGACGGGGTTACCAAGTTACGGCCATGGGATAATGCAGAAGAAATGGACGAACATCTCGTCAAAGTATATAACGAGCGTGTTAAGCCAAACGACAAAATATATTTTTTGGGCGATGTAGTTATCAACCGTAAAGCATTAAAGATAATGCACAGATTAAACGGCGACAAAGTGTTAATTCGTGGTAATCACGATATCTTTCGTGACAATGAGTACCGCGAACACTTTCGTGAGTTGCGGGCCTATCATGTGATGAACGGACTTATCCTAAGTCATATTCCTGTCCACGAAGCAAGTCTTGGTAGATTTGGCTGCTCAATACATGGGCATTTGCATGCCAATCGTGTTATGAAGGCGAGAGGTGTTGATGCCCGAACTGGTGAAATCTTATACGGCGATGAGATTGATCCAAGGTACTACAATGTATCAGTCGAACAGACTGACTTTGCACCTATCCTTTTTGAGGATGTCTTAAAGAGGATTACGGAACAAGGTGGTACCATTGGCTTTAAGAACGGCAACAGGCCTGCAATGTAAAAAGCTACAGATTTAGTCTTATTCCAAAGATCAAACTGTAGCGATCTTGGGTACTGGCATTTTTTCCTGTGTGCCAACTGTTGTTGGTGTTGGCTGCAATGTATCCTGCACCTGGTCCAGTTGGTATACGCATGGGATCGTCTCCTTCAAATGTGGTATAAAATGTAGTGCTTTGATCTGGATCATCTGTGGGTATAAAATAAATCATGCCTTGTACTACATGCAACCGATCATCGGTGTGAATTCTTATACTGTACCCAGGTCGATCAAGAGTATAAATTCCGTAGATAAAAGTTTGATCCATCATGCGTTCTTGACTCAATCCCCAATATCCCGGAAACAGTGATTCTTGGTATAATCGATCAATGATCTGTGCTTTGACATCTCCGTGATCTATCCATTGTTGTATTTCTGTCAGTATAGAATTTTTTGGATGTGTTAACCGATATCGTGTCGGAAAACTATTTTGTGCATAACCTGCTTGATCAGGCCGCCATGTTTCTTGTTGTAATGCTGATAAAATTTTATTGTTTGCATATGGTAATTTTAGATTAAAAGTATAAATGTAATCTCTTTGCTTATTAAAAATTATCTGCATATAAAATTATTTATAAATAGTTTTGCAACGCCGGGTTCTTCTGACGTCGGATAAAATTGACGCTTGACATCGAGATGTCTTTACTGTAGAATATACTACAGAACGCCTACCGTAGCAATTTGTCAAATTGCCAGCACTTTATTCAAATAAAAACGTATATGAAAATATTCAGTAGAACCTCTGACCAATTTGGGTATTACACAGTAGGCGATCAAAAATACTACAGTAAATTTGAAGCTATTCAAGCACATACAAAAACAGGAATTCATCCAGAATGGTATTACCATGATGCAGTTTTTGATAGTTATAACTGGACACAGGAACCCACGCAAAGTTTACCCGAGCTTTATCAAAAAAGAGCAGAACAACTCAGAGAAAAGTATGATTACATAGTGCTGCTGTACAGCGGTGGTGCCGATAGTACCAATATACTGGATACTTTTCTCAATAACAATATCCATTTAGATGAGATTGCAACCTTTCATCAATTTATCGGAAATAAAAATAATACAACGTTCACTGATCGTGAAATTAGCGAAGTAGTAATGCCAAGGCTGGAACAAGTTAAAAATTCTCATCCACAGATTAAATTCAGAATAATTGATCAAACAAAACTCATTTACGATTATTTTACAAACAATACCAATATCGAATCGTGGATATACGAGCAGTCCATGGCTATGATGCCGTGTAGTGTTAGAACTAGAGTTCATGAAATTGAAACATTTTATAAAGACAGCATTTTAGCTGATAAAAATATTTGTTTTCTATGGGGAGTTGACAAACCCAGAATATTTCATGAAAATGGTCGTTATGCTTTTAGATTCATTGACATACTCGATAACTCAGCGGTTCCGGGTAGTTGTGCCCCTGTAGAATTGTTTTATTGGAGTCCTGATCTTCCAGAAATGATGATTAAACAAGCACATGTTATCAAAAGATATTTAGAAAACAGCAATATCAACAGTGGATTTGTTTCTGAGACACCTAGTCATTTAGCCTACAAAAAAATTGGAAGTCAAAGATTGTGGTTATCTAACCACGGCCTACATTCGTTAATATACCCGACCTGGAACGTTGATACCTTCACTGCTGGCAAGACTCCTAGTTCAATTATATCACCTGCTACTCACTGGTTTGCCAATCTTGAAAAATCCAATCTTGCCAGATCTGGATGGGAAGCGATAATGCAACATTGGTGGAAAGGACTACCCGATTATTGGCGTAACGATCCTATCAATATCTATAAAGGCATCAAAGGATGCTTATCAAAACCTTATTATTTGAATTAAAGTAACCTGTTATGAAAAAAATTATTTTACTATTATGTTTTATATTGGCTATTCCTGCTATGGCCTATCAAGAATTAAAAATTATTATCACTGCTGGACCTGGTGGGCTACAAGAGCAAGCAGTTAGAGCGATACAGTCAGAGTTGTCTTTGGAGTTGGGATATCCAGTTGTTCTTGAACTACGTCCAGGAGGAAAAGGTAAGATTGCTATCCAAGAATTGATCAATCAAACCAACACTGCTCGTTTGGCCATAATGATATCTACAATAAGTTTTTTAGTAGAGGAAGACCATAAAAATATTGTTCCTTTTTCTTTTTATGGAACTACTGCTACTTTTTTGGCTACCAAAAATAAGATAACCTGGGACGATATACTAAATCACTGTCGGGTCGACAAACATATTAACTATGGTTCTACAGGAAATAATTCGCCGCCGCATATTCTTATTCTTATTGCTGATAAAACTTGCAAAAATCCCATGCAACATATCCCTTATAAAGGAATTGCTCCGGCGGTAACAGACCTATTAGGCGGACAAATTGATTTGATAGCAGCGGCGTTGCCGGCACTAAGCGAGCAGGTGTCGGCTGGCAATATAAAATTATTGGGTACATTAGGAGCCGTTAAATCTGTACAGTTTGAAAACTTACCAAGTCTCACAGGCCCTATGTATAAAAACGTAGATCCAATGGAAATATACTTTTATTCTACTACATCGGCGGATCAAATTGAAATGAAAAAAATTGCGCAAGCACTAGATAAAGTTTATACAACAGAAAAATTTAAGAACTTTATTAAATCACGTGATATTGTGCGCTCAAATTTAGAATTTCCAATCAACGAACATTATCGACGTAATTGGGCCGAATTACACCAAATAATTGCAGATAATCCGAGCAATAATTAAAGTGTTGCTTAAAAACAACACAGTTTTACTTGACACAAAAAAGCACATTTGCTACAATACACACATAAACAAAAACTTCAACCCTAACCTAAGGAACACAGCCCATGTCAGATACCCGTACAATAACATCAGTTCAAGCTCGTCGTAGTTTACTGAAAGCATTCAAACATCAACGCCCACTGTTTCTATGGGGTCCTCCCGGTATTGGCAAGTCAGAGTTGGTAGCAGATATCACTGCCGAACTGGGTGGTTATATGATTGATCTGCGGTTGGGACAAATGGAGCCCACAGACATACGTGGTATTCCTTTTTACAACAAAGACTCTGGCAAAATGGATTGGGCGGAACCAGTGGATTTGCCTAGTGAAGAGTTGGCCAGCCAATATCCTGTGGTAGTTCTTTTCTTGGA